GAAAAGAGTTTCCTCATAAATTTGAGGATCAAAGTAAGCCAAGGCAAAAAGTTGCTTCGGCTACTCGAACAACGGCAACAGGACGCCGCACTGTGAAACTCACACCCTCACAGGTAGCTATCGCAAAAAAACTTGGTGTGCCACTTGAAGAGTACGCAAAACACGTGAAGGAGGCGTAAATGACTGAAACTAAAATAAACAAAACCTCACGCAAAATAGAAACCCGTGAAAAGGATGCTCGAAAGAGGGGATGGGTTCCTCCTTCGAATTTAGAAGCACCTGAACCACCTGAAGGTTTTCACCATCGGTGGGTAAGAGCTGAATATCGTGGTATGGCTGATGAAAAAAATATCATTGGCAGACTACGAAGTGGATATGAACTGGTAAAATCAGATGAGTATCCCGATAGATTGGACTTACCATCTATCGCTGACGGTAAATACAAAGGTGTTATAGGTATCGGCGGATTAGTTTTAATGCGTTGTCCAGTTGAAGTAAAAGAGGATCGGGACGAATACTTCCGTAATCTTACAAACGACAAGACAGCAGCGATTGAAAGTGATCTACACAAAGAAGAGCACCCTAGCATGCCTATCCATCAGGAAAGGCAGAGCAGAGTAACGTTTGGGGGCAAGAAGTCTTAATGAGTAAGATCAATGTCTCCGAATAAAGTAAAAGGAGACTGATATGGCTAATATTGATGCCGCATTCGGTTTACGTCCAATTGCTAAAGTAGGTTCGGCTCCAGGTGGAACAACTGGAACTACTAAATACTCTATAGGTGACAACCAAAGCACTGCGATCTTCACTGGCGACCCCGTTAAATATAAATCTGACGGAACTATTGAAGTAGCTACTGCTGGTGATGCATCATGTGGTGTATTTATGGGTTGTTTCTATACAGATCCAACTACAAGCAAACCGACGTATAAAAATTAATTTTCCTGCATCGCTATCTCCAGGAGATGCGATTGCTTTTGTAGCAGATGATCCAGATCAACTGTTCATAGCACAACAAGATTCGGATAGTTCGAATATTGTGGCGGCAGACCTTAACTTAAACGCTGATTTGGTTTTTGGCAGTGGAAGTACCAGCACAGGTATTTCTGGTGTCGAAATTGACTCAAGCAGCAAAAACACTACCGCAACCTTACAAGTGCGTTTAGTTGATTTTTATGATATTCCGAGCAACGATGCTACTGCTAATAACAGTGTATTAGTTGTGAAGATTAATAATCATCAATTAGGCTCTCATACAGGTACAGCGGGCGTATAGGAGGTAACTAACTATGGCAATTAATAGAGCACAGTTGGCCAAAGAACTAGAGCCTGGCTTAAACGCCCTCTTCGGTATGGAATATTCTCGATACGAGAATGAGCATGCTGAGATCTTTGACCAAGAATCAAGCGACAGAGCATTTGAAGAAGAAGTAATGCTTGTTGGCTTCGGCGAAGCAGCAGTAAAACAAGAAGGTTCTGCAGTTCAATTTGATACTGCACAAGAATCTTTCACTGCTAGATATACTCACGAAACTGTAGCATTAGCTTTCAGTTTGACTGAGGAAGCTGTCGAAGACAACTTGTATGACACTTTATCTGCTCGTTATACTAAATCACTAGCACGTTCAATGGCGTACACAAAGCAAGTAAAAGCAGCGAACATATTAAACAATGCGTTCTCAACTGCTGGCGGTGATGGTGTTTCTCTTGTAAACACTGCACACCCAACTGCTTTAGGTGGAACTTTCTCAAACAGAAGTTCAACTGACGCTGACTTGAACGAAACCTCATTAGAGCAAGCGATGATCGACATTGCAGGCTTTATCGATGAAAGAGGGCTAAAAGTTGCAATGCAAGGTAGAAAACTAATTCTTCCTGTAAACATTCAATTTGTAGCTGATAGAGTGTTAAACTCTACTCTAAGAGTTGGTACTGCTGATAATGACATCAACGCACTTAGAAATATGGGTATGCTACCTGATGGATACGTGGTTAACCACTACCTATCAGATACTGATGCATACTTCATTAAAACTGATGCTCCTAATGGATTCAAACACTTCGTAAGAGCTGCCCTTGCTACTGGCATGGAAGGTGATTTCGATACAGGAAACATGAGATACAAAGCACGTGAAAGATACAGCTTTGGTTTCTCAGATCCTAGATGTGTATACGGATCTCAAGGTTCATAAGAATTAACTAAATCTTTCTTAGGTGAAAAAG